CTACTTTGTAGGTCCGACCTTATCGCCCTTGCGATTTCGCACATAGGTTTCAGTCATCGTTAAGCTGCGGTGCCCAAGCTGTTTTTGTGCCTGACGAATGTCCCCGCTACTGTCTGTTTTGTCGGTTCCGGCCTTGGCGCGCAGATCACGAAACTGAAAAGTGGATTTATCTACACCGGCAAGCTCACGTGCTTTATCGAAGCGCTGTTGTAACGCATGAAGTGTGAGTCGACCGCCCCGTTCGTTAACTATGAGTTGAGTAAAAACGACTTTACTTTCATAGGAGCGTTTTCTTGCCAAAATCCGTTCGATTAATATTGCCAATTCTCCAGTGATAGTAATACGGAGTTTCTTTCTGGTTTTCCCTTGTTGGACAATGAGAAAGCCATCTCGGATATCAGTTTCGTCATAACCCAATGTATCAGAAGGGCGCTGGCCGGTTAAATAAGCCAAATCCATCGCGTCCCGTGTTGGCTGATCTGCTGCTTCCCATACCTTCTTATATTCAATGTCCTCAACATAAATGTCTCTTCCTATTTCGGAATAACCAGTAATACCTGCGCAGGGATTTTGTGCAGTCGTTAATCCCCAATTTCGTGCCATATTAAAAATGTGAGAAAACAATGCCTTTTCTCTATTCGCTCGTACCTGTCCTTCTTTACCTGTAATTTCCAATGGTGGCAAATTTTTTTCCGTCCGAATCCTATTTTTCTCGTGAAGCTGTGCCACAGATTTTTTTACTCGCCAATCCATGTAATGGCGGATATGCACAGGTTCTATCTCAGCAATTGGGGCGGGTGGTTCATCAAAGAAAGCAAACAGAAATTCCAGCTCAATTAAATTGTCACGCTGTGTTCTCGGTGCTTTGGTCGGAATAATCTCACGCATATAACGCTCAGCGACATATCGAAAAGTGACGAGTTTTGCGAATCGAGTGCTTTTTTCAGATTCCAATTCTGACCACTTCTTAACCGCGAGTACATAGTCATCGCCCAAAGGGATTTCCACGCGTGGCTTGGCGCCAGTATCGTAATAATAAAAAGTCCGACCACTACGCTGTGTACGTGCGCGCATATGAGGTGGAAGATTTTTGTTTTTACTTGGGATTCTGCCCATGTCTTATGCTCCCATTGCCTGCGGTTGCCATGATTTTCTAACAGGAGCCTTTGCTTTTCCGCCCTCAATCGCTGACAAAGTAATGATTGGCTTTCCGCGTGCATTTTCGATAAATGCAATACCACTTAGTCGAAGAAATGAAATTTGAAGCTGAAATTTCGTGCGCTTGATTCCCTTTGAAGTATCACCACGCCGAATTCCTGTTAGTTCATCAACCTGCGCTTCGCTCAGAAATAGGGGGCTAATTAGATCTCTCATATATTGCTCTCGATTATTGAATTAGTTTGCAGCGATGCCGGTGCGAATGTAGGTAGGAGCGTAGTGGAAATTCACGTTATCTCCATTAATGTCCTTAGCAATATATTTGGCGATATATCCTGCTGCAGTAGATTTTCCGGCTTCCATGTGCAGCAGTTTGAATTTCCCCTGGTCGTCGTTACTGCCGCCAATAATTGCTGAAGCAGCGACGACAGCTTCGTAGCGGGCTTGATTTTCCGGCGCTACAAACATCAGCATGTGCCATTGCGGACAGCGATCCTGATGTTGTTCAGTAAATCGCACGCCGCGAATGCTAATGCCTTCACGATGCAATCTGGATCGAATTCGTCCCCATACATTACGCAGGTAGCGCTGGGCATCGGCGGGTGTGGGCTTGCCGAAAGCAACATGTGTCTGATTGATGCCGTCACTCTTGCCAGCGACCGGGTGATATCTGCTCGGTGCCGTGATCGTGGCAAAGACGCCTACATCGCCCTGATCGGTGGCGAATTTCTCTATGCGCAATACAGCCTGTTTGCGCAGTTGTGCTTTTAAGTAAGATGTTGTGGTCATGCTATTGGCTCCAAAATTGTATTAACGAATAAATGGCTGTTGGTGACGGCTACGATTGGGATTTGCAGGGCGATACAAGCTTGTGAATGAATTTCGTGTTCAATCCATTACAGCTTCGATGAATGCTTTGGCGGCTTCCGCGTTGATCGCGTTGCCGTAGCCTTTGAGCCTGCCGACGCGACTACCTTGGTCTTTTCGCGGGAGTAGCGCGGCGAGGCGCTCTTGATCGGCGCGCATTCGTCCCACGCGACTGGAAGTCCCATAAGCCAGCGGGAATGTGCCGGGTTCAACTGGCCGGAATTTTCCGTCCCGGCATCCGAGCCAGTCAGCAGCACTCCAGTAGCCGTTAGTCGGGCCGGGTAGTTCAACATCGCCGGTAAATCCCTCAACATAAATCCGCCCGCGCCCCTTGCAGCTTTCGTGGCCATCGATTCTGCCCCCGTGGTGTCGCTCGTCGTTGGAGTTGGCCAGCCGGCCAGTGCTGCGCAATCCTGAAGCCGAACCTGTATCTTCGATCCGTCCGAACGCTTTCCCTGTGTCACATTTTCCGCGACTGGCGTTCGGTCGTTCGAGCAACCCGTGGTCGGCCAACCGCACAGATACGCCTGTCGCGGCAACTGGTCGGCTCGATCCTTGCCGTCGCGTTGGGCGACCATTCCCGGCGTATCTTTCCAATCCCGTGCGGCTGGAGTTACCCAACCAATAAAGGCGGTCACGGATGTGCGGCGCACCGACGCCCGCAGACGGAAACGGGATCGCCCCGAAGGCGTAACCCAAGGCTTCCATGTCATCGTGTACAAGGTCGATCCAAACATCTGCGTCTTTGCTCGCAACCTGCTCTCCAAAGACGATTGCAGGTTTGCACTGGCCGATGAGGTGATACCAGGCTGGCCAGAGGTGCCGCTCGTCATCAAAGCCAGCACCTTTGCCTGCCGCGCTGAAAGGTTGGCACGGACAGGAACCGGTCCAAACAGGTCGGTCGTCAGTCCATCCAGCGCGTCGAAGGGCATACGACCATACGCCGACGCCGGCGAAGAAATGGCATTGTTTGTATCCGCGAATGTCGTCTGGTCGTACATCTCTTATATCTCTTTCATCTACGTCACCGGCAGCGATATGGCCGGCAGTTATTAAATTGCGCAGCCATTGGGCCGCGCCTTTGTCATGTTCGTTGTAGTAGGCTGTCATTCACACATCGCTGGTTCGCTGGCGGCAAGAACCTGCATCGACCAGTTGACGCAGAAATCAATTATTGAAGGAGCGCCTACAGGATCGGAAGTCAGGATGGCCGATACCGGCACGGCGCGGAAACAGCCGGGCAACTGGTGATCCACTTCGACCCAGGCGTGCAACTCTCCATTGCCCAAGTCACGCCGCAGGTCGTTGACATAGCCAGCCTGGATGCCCTCGTCGGTGTCGAATGTGACGCGATCTCGCAGCTTCACGCTGATATCTTGATTTGCCTTATTCATGAAAAGCCCCCAGGAGCAAGCCAGCCATCAAGGCGGCCAATATGACTGCCGACAAGCCGGTCGTCATCAGCCCAGGCCAAGGCGTGTTGGAGCGCTTGATCGGCAGAAAGAGCAAGCAGCCAATACCCACATACGCGCAGATCAACAAGAGGAACAAACAGGCATGCATCAGTATTTTCATAAGTCGCTTTCAGTAATAAAAATTCGTGGGTAAGGACAAGCGCCGAGAGCGGCCCAGGTCGTGACAAGGCGCTTGCGTGCCGCCATGTCGTTTTTTTCATACGCGGCCACTTCCTGCCGGCGCGTGTCTTCACACTGCGTATTCATCGCAGTGGCAAATTTGTCGGTTTCCCGTTCAAGGTCTTTCGATTTTTTATCTATCGCCGACCAGTCGGTCGGCTGATAGGCCGGCTGGGGATTTTTTTCGATAAAAGCAGCAAGCCGAACTGCCGTTGCTGCTATTTCTTCCGACGATAAAACCGAAGTGGAAATTTTCTTTTTTGATTTTTTCGTACAGTTATTTACACCAGTCCAAGGTACGTCAAAAGCCACAGCTTTGGCGGCGCCGACGACCGTCCACTGATAACGGACCGATTCGTACACGGCGTGCGGATTCCATGCGTGATAAATCCCGCACGGTTTGTCCATCTCATAAGTGGCGTACTTGCCTTCGACCACGGTGCTGCGCGTGGCGATCTTGACGAGACCCTTGCGCCCGACCGTAGGGCCGCCCTGGGCCAACAGGTAATCGCGGTAGGAGGCTTGCTTGATGGTCTTGACGGTTTTGACACGCTTGCCATCGACCACATTGATTTCAGTGGCCTTGATGCTCTGCGCGGCCTGCCAGGCATCTTTGACGGCATCCGGCGCATGCAGGATGCTTTCGCTTTTGACACGCCGTAATTCGCGCCAGGGACCGACAGGCGCGCCGCCGACTTGTTGAAACTGCCGGATGCCCCAGGTCTGCGCCCAATAGCAAACTCTCTGACTCGGCTTAATCAGTTCGTCGCCGACCAGGTCTTCCACCAGGATATGCTTTTGCCCGTCTTCGATGACATGGTGTTCGTCCAGATTCTTGCCATCGGTGCTCTTGGTGACATACTTGATGATGTAGCCCGCAGCTGTACCCTTGCCGGCTTCAATACGGACCAACTTAACCCGGTTCTTCTTCGCCCCGCGTTCGTCGCCGTCTTCGCGCATGGCGTAAGCCGTCATGACTTTCTCGTACCGCTCCAGGTGTTCGGGCGCGACGAACATCAGCATGTGCCAATGCGGACAGCCATCATGGTGCGGTTCAGCAATACGAAAGCCATAGGCGTGGATGCCGTCACGGTGCAGCTTGGAACGTATTTTTTTCCAGACGTCGCACAGATAGGCTTGCGCATCGCGCGGCGTGGGTTCGCCAAATGCCTTGTATTTCGGGTTAGGTTCGCCGTTCTTGCTCAGGACCGCATGATATTTACTCGGGGCGGTGATCGTGGCAAAGATACCGACATGACCTAGGTCGAAGGCGATTTCTTCAAAGCCCCGAATCCGTGTCATCAATTCGTTGTGCCGAATGGATTTATTCGCCGTACCGAGGGCGGCTAACGCTTCCAGGCTATAGATCTGGCCGTTTTCGTTCTGTATTTCTATGGACGCCAGCAGCTTGGCATTCTGCTTATTACGGCGCTGCTGGCGATAGGCAGTTTCGTTGCTGACATAAGCACCTGCCTTGAAATGCGTAAAACCCAGGCGGATCGCCATATGTTCGCAGCGGCGCGCATGGGCCTTGCGGATGCCACGCAGCCACCAAGCCTTGTCCAGCGCCCGGCGGATGATTTCGGCTTCTTCCTTACCTGCTGGCGCGGCGACGCCATGGCGGTCGCAGTGTTCACGAATGGCTGACACAATCGCATCCAGCGATTGCAGGTCGGCACAGAACTGGTAACAGGTACGGGCGGCAGTGTCGGCGGCACGATACAGCGCCTCATCGGGCGCATCGGGCGGCAATACGAAATGGTCGGCCGACCAGATCTCGTCAATGACATCGACCTTGTGCTCGTGCTTTTCGTAACCGTCGCGGGCGAACAGATCGCGCAGGGCGCGACCCATGCGCTTCGGCAAACCGGTAATACTCTCGGCGGAATAGAAGCGGTAGCTCATGCGACGATACCGTCCGATTCGTGACCTGCTGTCGGAAACTGGCTAGACAAGTCGCCGCCTTGCGCACAGCGCAGGACGATTTCAAGTTGCTTGATAAGCCGGCGGGCTTCGCAATGCAGCTTGCCGCGCTCCAGGGCGTTCAGCGATTGCAAGGTGGTGTCGCCCTTCTTGCTGCCTATGCCGGCCATGTGCGCCAGCATCTGACGGTCACGCGGCGGGATGCCATTCCAGCGGCCAGCGCGTACGCTTTCCTTGTCGCCGGCTAGCATGATGTAGGCGTGTGTCAGGTGTGTGTACGCAATGTCCTGGTGTGCCTGTTGGGAGTGGGTCGCCATGGCTTACCCTCCGATGATGCCGGTGGCTTGCAGCAACGGACCTGCCATCATCAGGAGGCAACCGAGCGTCACCACGCAGAAGTCAAAGAGGAATTTTTTCATGCTGTCACCTGCTTGCTTTTCAACAGATCGTCCAAAGTCAACGCAGCCTGACCGGCGGGGCAAAAGAACGTCAAGGCATGTTCTCCGCCGCCTATGAAATGGATCACGATTCGCTGCGATAAAAACTTGCTATCGATTGCTCCAAAGCAAAGAGATGTTTGCACTGGACTGATCGTGATGCTTTCGACATTGAGAAAACTGGTTTCGGTAGACATGGCTGCCTTTCTTCAGGGTGAGCGAATCCCACATGCCTGACACCAGGCATTGCAGGTAACAACGGGAGAGGGAACGAACTAGCCGGGAATTACGGCGGCGCTAGATTGCGAGGTGTCGTCATGGGCGGCTCACAGGGTCAGCGCTAATTGATTAGCGCAGGCATTGCGAACATGCTGCGACACGTGGATACGTACATCAGGATTCGGGATAGCCGACATCGACAAGGTACGCAGCACTTCCAGACTTGCAACGAAAACGTGACCGCAAGCGGGGTTTTGGCACATGTAGGTGATCTCTTTCATCATGTCTGACATGGTGCGGCTCTTCGCGGCGCGCACACGATGATGGCAGTGTGGACAAGGAATGCTGATAACTCTCATTGGGGCTTCCGGTCGGCTTGAGATAAGGCGGGACTGTTACTGATTGGCTGCGAGTTCGCGCTCGTACTGTTCCAAGCCACGGATAAAGATGACGCGCATGAACGATGAGCGGGAGCGCATTTCATCGCCTGCAAATTTTTCGACCTTTTGCATTTCGTCTGGCATTAGACGGACTGGTATTGGCTTCACCAAGGAATTTTTTGGGGCGCGAGGGACTATTGCATTTAGTGTCATAAGGTATCATTGTGAGTGTTATAAGGTGGCATAAATATACCACTCAAATGAATAGATTTAAAGGGTTTTCAACTCAAAATGACTGAATTATGTAATCGCCTGAAAAATGAGCGAAAAAGAACCGGACTCAACCAAGAGGAGTTTGGGGAGGTTGGCGGGGTAAAAGCCGGCGCGCAACTGAACTATGAAAATGGATCACGGACGCCGGACGCTACCTATCTCAACAACCTGCGGAAAATTGGCGTTGATGTGTGGTATGTGCTGACCGGGGAGCATTTGACATCGCAGCTTTCTGGTGAGGAGAGCGAGCTTTTGAGTGGCTATCGACAATTAGATACTCGCGGAAAAGCTAGAGTCCTGGGCGTGATTGACGGTCTTGGAATAGAGCCATCAATTGCCGCGCAGGAAAAAAAGCAAGCGCAACTCGGTCATCCTCAGAAAGTGAAAAAATCTTTCTTCATACAAGACGGTAGAGAAAGTACCAATATTTCGACGGATAAAACGACCATCAAAGTCGGCCGTAAAAAAAAGGACGCTCTATAAAAGCAGACGACGTCTGTCCCGCCTGACCGTCTCATTCAGGGTTGCTGTCGATAAGCCGAAACGTAAGAAGAAATTGCGTTGCAAGGGGAAGGCCGGTAAAACAACCGGGAGCGGGATGGTACAGGTTTCCGAACAGGAAATCACGCCTCGCTGGCGTTTTCCGCGATTATTTCCCGTCGTTCCTGAATCTTTACCCACTCAAGTTTTGCTGAGCGCACAGCCGATTGCTTACTTGTATAAATATGCGGTAGTGTTTTTGGATGGCTTCGAGATCCTGCAAGTTGTTCCCCTTGCTTCTTGCTGACCTTGTCGCGCCATTTGGCGACTACGCCAGTGACGCCAGGATCTGGATCAGCTTGATCCTCCCGTTCAACTTCGGCTTCCTCGGTGCGCGTCTCCAGCTCGATGCTGCTGGTAAAGCCGGCGTCGCTGATGCTGTGCCGGACCTTGGCCGTCAGCCAGTCCTGATTATCGATATCGGCTTTGAATCCTACGACTTCCACAGGCGATTGCGGCATCAGCGCCGGGTCGCCAATTGCTAGTGATAATTCCAAGGTTGCGGCGCCGCGCTGGATGCGCTGCCACTCGGCGACGGCGGCGGCGCGGGCGTCGGCCTCATTGGCATAGGTCGTGCGCAGCCGCTTGCTGTTACCGGGTAATCCCGCCACCACACTGCGGCGCAGGCCGTGCCGGTCGTCATGCCAGAACACGCGCACGCCGCTATAGCTGTCGCGCTCGGCGCTATGGTAGCGATGCCTGTCGCCCAGGTTGCGCGTGATGCGGATCAGCGGCAGGTCGCGGCCTGACGCCGTCTTGCTGCGGCCCGCCGGCATGAATAGCAGCGTGTCGTTTTTGACGGTCGCGGCTGCGTCGTATTTCTTGCCTAGCCGGCGCAGGAATGCCGCGTCGCTCTCGCGGGTCTGGTCCAGATGCGCGATCTTTACACCCCGTAGCGCGTCGGCAATACCGGCTTTCAGCTCCTGCTGGAATGCGATCATTTCAATCACTGCGCCCAGGGTGGTGTCGTGGAAACTGCGCTCGACCGGTTGGCGGAAGGTATCGATCAGGCTGGCCGTCCTGGCACGCAAGGTCAGCAGGTCCGGCGCGCCGCTATGCTCGATCTCATCGACGGTAAAAATGCCCTTGTCGACCAGGCCGGATTCTTGCCAGCCTATCTGTACGTTGATCCTGGCGCCCTTGCTTGGTATCGCGAGCTGGCCATCCGTATCGGACAGGGTAATGCTCAGTTCGTCGGCGCTGTCGCTACGGCACTCGGTCAGGTCGAGACTGACCAGGCGCGGCGCGAATTTCCCCGTAATGTCCTGGCCGTCCAGCGTGATTTTGAAAGCAGGGATCGGGTAGTCCATCAGAACAGGCTCCGCATGCTGCCCGCGACATTGTTGAACGTCGAAGCGCCGGTATTGATGGCGTTGCTGGCGCTGTTGCTGATGCCCTCCAGGCTCAACATGTTTTTGATGCTACCCAGGTCGCCCAGGGTATTGAGCAAGCCCAGCACGGATTCGTCGGTACGCTCCAGGGTGATCGAAAATTCGATCTTGCCGGCGTCGCCGTCCTGTCTCAGCACCGTGCGGCCTTCGGTCATGCCGGTGATGACGTAGGACCCCAGGATGCGCCCGGTCCCCGCAATCAGAATCCACGACTTGCCGGTATCGCCCATCAGGCGCAAGGCATCCAGCGAATACACGCTGCCGGTCAGCTCCGGCGCGATCCAGCCGGACAGCGTGATGGTGTCGTCGCCCTTGCCGGTGTACTGGCGGGCATTACGGGCGCCGACTCGCGACGTACTCGGATGCTTCCAATCCGTCTTGCGTTGCAGCTCCTGGTAAGCCAGGGTCGGCAGGCTGAAGACAAACATGCCCAGGGTCATCATCATGACAAAAAATCCTTAAAAATGATTGTCGGATAAGCTGGAGCGCATCCGCGCCGCCTTCTGCCTATCTCGCTCTTCCATCGCCAGCATGACGGCGCGGGCAATGGCCTGTTCATCCATACCTGGCGCAGCGGTAATGGAGATCGTGATCGTGTCGCCCTGGATCACCATGCCGGCGCCGGCTGAACGTGACGCCTGCGGCGCAATCGGTGGCCGCGTATCGAAGGACAGCGCCGGCATGGCTGTTGCTCCGATGGCGATGCCGGCGCCGAGCTGGGTCAGTCGCTTGGCAAGGCCGCTGACCTGGTTGATCGGCGCATCCTGTCCGTTTTCGATGCCAAGCGCCAGCCCCTCGGTGATAAAGCCACCGAATCGGCTAAAGACCCGGCTAGGGCTGTGGATCTCCTGTTCCTTCGCAAACGTGATGCCGACCATGGCCCCCAGCTGCTTGATCTTGTCTTTCAAGAAACCGAAGCCCGACGAAATGCCATTGACCAGGCCCTGGATGATGTTGGCGCCGAACTCGGTAAATGTCCCCGGCAGCTCAACACCAAACCAACTCATGACTCCGGCAAATGCCTTATAGAACAGCCCCAGCGGCGACCAGTTCACTATCAATGCACTGACGCCGCCAATACCGCCGTCGAATGCCGTTTTCACATCCGCCCACAAGCCGCCAGCAAAGGTCTTGATGGTTTCACATACACGATTAAAGCGCTCGGTGATGCCATCCCACAGATCGCTAAAAAACGCCTTGAGCGGTTCCCAATTTTTATAGATCAGGAAAGCCAGCACCGCAATGAGGGTAATCAACAGCACAATCGGGTTAGTCAACAAGGCGCGGCCCAGCCACAAGACAGTTTTACCGATCGCCATGAAGCCGCCGCCAATGCCGCGCAGGATCGGGGATAACACGCCGCCGCTAACGCCCATCTTGGCGAACAGTACATGCAACATGGCATAGGGACCGATCAAGGCGGCCAGGCCCAGCATCAGCGGCCCCAGCACCACCAGGATGCCGGCGAGGATGCCGAAGCCGACAATCATCGCCTTGGCCGTGGCTGGGTTGCGCTCCATGAAGCCGTTCAAGCCTTCCAGGGCTTTCGTCACGGTTTCGATGGCGCTGGAATACAGCGGCAGGATTTTTTCGCCCATGGTTAGCTGGAGGTCGGCCAGCTTGGCGTGCGCGTCCATTTCCTTGCCGGCGGCCTGTTCGCGGGCCAGCGGTTCCAGCTGGTCCACATCGTAGGCGCCTTCATTTAAATTCCGATTCTTGTGGATCTGGGCGCGCTGCAAGTACATGTTCGCCATCAGGTCGCCAGCCTTGCGATTGGTAAACAGGCTGCCGATGGTGTCGAGAATCTTGTCTTTGCCGGTAATGCCGTTTTTTGCCAATTGCGGCAACAGGACCTTTTCCATCCACTCGAATTGGCTTTTCTTGAACAGGTCGGAACCCAGCAACGCACCAGGGTTCAGCTGGGCAGTTTGTCCGACCTTGTCCGGCACGACCTTGGTGTGATCGCCAATCAGGCCCAGCTTGTCCAGATTGATCGCAGCGCGCTTGCTGGTGCGTCCCTGGTACAGATTGTTATAGCTCGACATCAGGCCGTTACCGACCCCAAAGCCGCCCAGCTCCTGCACCAGCGGTTCCAGCTCGTAGTAAAACGACTTTTCGTCCATGCCCTTGGCAGCGATGCCGCCGGTCTTGATGAGGTTCAGCCATTCGGTAGGACCGACCCGGCCACCCGTGGCGGAAATGACCTTCTGCACCATGTTGGCCTGTTCGTGGAATTTCTCGGAACTGGCCGTGCCGCCGCGCACCTCGATGACCTTCAGCATGTCCATGAACTTGCGTTCATTCTCGCCGCCGGCTTCCTCGCCATAAAACGCCTTATTTGCAAATTTCATCTTCGCCAGCATGGGAGCGACCATCTGCGCATGCGGCAGATCGCCGAACACGGACATGCTGTCCCTGACTAACTCCAGGTTCTCGGCATGGCTGGTGCCGTAGGTTTTCATGTTGCGGGCGTAGCTCTCGGCGTCGGCGCTGACCTTCGGTCCAAGGCCCAGGGCAGTAATGCGGCCCTTCTCGGTCTGGTAGTGTTTCGCTTCTTTCAAGCCAGTGACCAAGGGCGCCCCCACGGCGGCGCCGGCCACCGTCGCACCGATGCCGGCCGCAGCGACATTGCCGGCGGTGGTACGCAGCTTGTCGGCGTGCTGGCGGGCGCCAGCAATCTTTTGCTGTTGCGCGCCGACTGCGGCCAGCTTCTTCTGCTGGGCGGTGAGTTCTGCATTGGTAAAGGCGATGCTGTTCTTGAGCCAGGTCTGAGCCGTGCCGAGCTGGCGCGTATCGATGCCGGCGCCGGACAAGCGCGTGCGCAGGATCTGCATTTGTTCGCCTTGCTGCTGGCCGGCCTGCTTCAAGGCGCTGGCGGATTTGACGGCGGCGTTCCATTCGCGGGTCATGGCGCGCGTGGGTTCCTCCGTTTGACGCATCCTCTGCGCCAGGGCGGCAATCTGCTGTTGCGTCTCGCGCAGCTTGCCAGAGCTGGCCTGCAAGCCGGCATTCAGTTCGCGGAAGCGCCCAACATCTTTTTGCTGGGCGTTGAGTTCTTTCAGCCGGTCGTTATTGGCCTTGATGGCTTTACCCAGGGCGGACGATTCGCCGGTGATCTTTTTTAAGGGGCCGGTCAGCTTGTCCAGCGCCGCAAAGACCACCTGTAGCCGCAATTGCTTCTCACTCATCCTAGTTTCCTATTCTTCAGCGCCGCTGCGCACCCTGGCGCGTTCGCGCCAGGCCATCAAGTCCGTTATGTCCAATTCATCCATGGCCTGCGGCGGCCAGTGAAACACCACCGCAATATCGGCCATCGGATCTTCTACTCGGTCCGGAAGGCCGCCAGCCGATCCGCTCTCTTCACCAAAAAAATGGCAACCTCCGCGCCGATCTCGGTCAAGTCCGCCGGGTCCATGCCGGCGACTTCGTGCGAGGTCAGGGTCGGTTGTGTGATACGTGGCAAAACGGTCTGCAAGGCGGCCACGCTCAGATTGCCCAATTCCATCAAAGAGACGCCGCGCAGCTCTCCCGCCTTCGGGCGCCGGATGGTGATTTCGCTGATGAAGTCATCGCCTCGCTTGATCGGTTCGTCCAGGGTGATCGACTTGGAGATAGCAGTAACGATAGCGGTCTTGGAAATAGCAGTAGTGTTTTTCATAGAGGCTTTCAAAAGGTTTTAAGAGCGAAAAAATAAAAGGGGTTGGAGTTGTTCTTGACCTGGCTTACAGGCCGATAGCGCGGCGCAGATCTGCGTTACGATCCACGCCGCCGATTTTCTCGACGCCGTTGACGAAATCGAATTCGTAGATCGATTTGTTGTCGATGGTCAGCTTGTAATAGCTGCATGCAGTGCTGTATTTCTGGTTCGTCTCTTCTGTCGACTTGGCGCTGCCCATATCGATTTCCTTGTGGCGCCCGCGCACAACGATTTCCACGGTCGATACGGTGCCGTCGTCGTCGTTTTCATAGCCGCCGGAAAAGCGCAGTTGGGTGGCGTTGTGGCTGCGGGCGCCATACTGCAGCAAGGCATCGATCAGGATGCCACCTGCGGTCCACTCCAGCGTGATCGCTTCGTTGCCAAAGTCCACCGATACCGGGCCGGTCATACCGGCGGCGCGGTATTCCTCCATCTTGCGCGAGAGTTTCGGCAAAGTGATTTCCGTGACCTGGCCGAAGTAGGAATTTCCGCTATCGAACAGATTGAACAGTTTCAATTTTTTAGGCATGCCCATGGTGTGATGCTCTCTTTCTGTAATTGGTTAGGCGGCAACAGCAGCGGCGAAGTCGGCCAGGTAGCGGTCAGTGATGCGCTGCTGGAACATCAGGTTTTCCAGGGGCGGGACCGGGGTATAGTCGTAATCGATTGTCAGCTGGCCGTTCTTCAAATTTTCCTTGCTGTTGAACTGTTCATCGCACCAGGCGCTACCGCCGATCAGATAGCCGCGCTTGACCAGGTCGCGGAATTTGGCGTTGATGCTTTCGACCAGGTCTTTTGCCAGCGACGGATGCAAGGGCTTGTCGGCATAGGTCATATGCGCCTCGGCAATCGTGTCAGCCAGCACCTGGGCGGTACGCGTGTAGTTCTCAAAATAGAAGAATTCCGGCGTTTCGCAAGTGCGCGAACCCCAGAAGCGGAAGCCGCCGCTGTTAATCAGCGTGGTGACTTCCTTGGCGTTCAGGAAGCCGGCATCGGTGGCCGGATCTTGCAGATCCCAGAACACGTCCGCCGAGATGCCGGTCGGGCCGTTGACGACGATATTGGACAGGGACTTATGCCAGCCGATCTCTTCGTCCAGTTTGGCGCGCAGGCCCAGGGCATAGGCCACAGCCGAGATATTGGCGTCCGCATTGGTGGCAGTGTCCCAGCTCACGAAATCCGGCCAGATCAGCATCAGTTCGCGCTGGCCGAAATCCTTCCGATACAGCACCGCGTCTTCCTTGGTCAGACAGCCGTGCGCAGATGCATAGACAAAGCCGCGCAGCTTTTGGGCGACGCTGACCATGGCGTTCGTCACGGCCTTGGTGTCCAGCCCTGGCGCGCCAAGGATGCGCGGCTTGATACCGAGTTTGCTCTGCGCGGCTAGCAGCGCCTTGACGCCGGTGTACTTGCCAGCCGCGGTCGTGGTGCCGATCACATTAGAGGTGGTTTCCGCTTCGTCCTTGCCTTCGGCCACGCGCACCACCACCGTAAACGGTTTAGTCTGCATGCCGATAGCGTCGAGGGCGCGGCGCAACGTTCCCTTGACGCCGGCTTTGCCGATGGCGGCGGGGACATTGGTCAGCAGGACCGGCGTATCGAGCGGGAAGGCAACCGGGTCGGCATCCTCGGCGGTAGCAACCAGGCCGATCACGGCGGTGCTGATAGTGCGGATTGGTCGGGTGCCATCGTTTTTTTCGATGACGCGCACGCCGTGGTGGTAATCAGTAGGCATAGAATTCCTATAAATGAGGTGGGTAAATTAATGTGCCGTGATGCCGGGTGCGGGCGGCCAGGTAATGACGTGCGGGAAATTTTCTTGATTCGGCACGCGATTGACGGCAACCCGGTACTGCTTCCATTGCCTGAGCAACGCAAGTTCCGCCGGCATGGCATCGTCCAGCTCGACGGCATCCTGTAGCGGCGCCATTGCCAACGTGGCATCCGCCAGGAGCTGATCGCGCTTGCCGATGGCGGTGGCCGTGAGCTGACTCTCCGTGGGTGGCACTGGTTTTACCTCTTCCGGTTGCGGTATGGGTTCTATGGCCCACTTATCTTCAGCAAAGGTGGCTTGCTCGTCTTGGGAAACGTCTGGTGGCGCGATGCCGGTGGCATAGGCCGGTACTAAAAAGATGCCAGGTTCCAGCGGCGAGACATCCGCAGAGGAGGTGCTGAGATAGACGGCGGTATCGGGATGGTAGTGATAGATTTTCATGGAATTGGATATCAGTATTTGATGCAAACTAGTAACGCGATGTTGCGTGGCCTGGTTTCAGTACCGCCGGCAAATCCGGTGATATATGAACTGCCTGGGGTCCCGCCGCTTTCGGAAGCGACCCCGGTTGTTCCAATCGTATTTCTCGTATTGATGAGGTGAGAATGGCTGCGCAATTCGTCTGATTGAAACGAACCGATTGAACGTCCGCCGTCAATGCCGCGCCCATCATCCAGACCACGCATAAACTCACCGCGCAGATCAGGCACGGCAAAGGTGGCGGCGCCATCTCCTGCGCCAAAGCGAGTACCAATGGCACGAAATAAGGCCGCGTAGGTGGCGCGGGAAACCAACGCGCCATTGGCTTTAAGCCATCCAACGGGGGCTGATGTCGTTGCAAAGTAAGCAATTTCACCGCAGGGGGAGAGTTCCGAGACCAATGCCAAAGGTGTGCCGCCAAGATTTTTTAATGCGGTCTCGGGATTGGCGACATCGGCCAAATTGGCGGCAATCCGGTTGTACTGCGCATGCGGATTGCTCTTGGATTCATGTTGCGCTATCTGTGCCAGGGCGAATTCTTCCGCATAGCTACGGGTTGCCAGCACCACGGCCGGATCGATTTTGAGCTCGACGGTGCTAGTGCTGCTGACCAGCAGCACTAGCCGTACAACCTGGGTACGACCGCTACCTTCGGAAAGTTGCGGCTTATAGCTGGGTGGGCAATTGGCCACAGCGCACAAATAGCCATCTTCGTCATAGACCCCGATTTCGCGTATCCACCAACCACCAACGTTCTCAGGTAATACCTGCTCAACGATGAGCTGACTCGGATTGGCAGGGTCAACAGCGAGTCGATTCAACGGTGCACGGCGGCGCTCATTGAGCAACATTGTCTGCTTGCGATCAGGGATTGACGCCTTGTCATAGGCATCACCGACGCCCATATGGGTTAGTTTAATAGTCGTGCCGAGCGCGGAAGCGTTGGCAAGTTTGGCTTCACCGAAGGCGGTCAAGGTGGCGAAATAAGTACTCATAGATTAATGCTCACGGGTAAATAGTCATGGTGTCGATGGTATGGGCAGCGCCGGCATGGACCAGGTCGCCACGAATGGCAATCAGTTCGTCCAACCAGGGATAGACGGTGAGATCGTCGCCGTCGAAGGTAGTCGCGCAGACATAAAGCCGACCATGACTTTCCAGCTGGATTGCCAAGCTGGTCAAATGGCGACTGATTGGTTTGGCGTCGGCAATCAGTCTTTCCATTTCGCCATACATGGCATCCGTGATGCCGGTGTCCTGGACGCCGATGTCGAGCTGGAATGTGCCAGGGACACCCATAGGGGTCATTTGCCACCATTCGGTGATAGCGATCCGATAGCCAAGGGCTTCGACCACCTGCCGCACGGCGGCAATCGTGCCCTTATGCTTGTGAATGTAATAGGCCGCTTTAATGGCGGCGCGCTGCATTGCTTCCGGCCAGGCATCATCCCAACGGTCTACGGAGAATTCCCAGGCAAGAAACGGCAGTAGGTCGACGGGGCAGGTATCGGGATTACGCACATAGCGCACCGGTACGGTCAGCGTGTCGATGCGGGCGCAAGCCGTCGCTAGTGCCCGCTCCAGCGGCTTGGCATTGGGTGGCAATGTGGCGACAATATTATTCATCTTCCACCTGGACGGTGATACGGATGCCAGTACAGCGGGCCGCCTGGGTAGCATCCAGCAGCAAATTGGCTGGCGGTGAAATCAAGTCAACGTGACGCACGCCTTCCACATGCAAGGCAGCCGTCAGTGCCGTGCGATAAATGCTGTATTTCAATGGGCGGCGCGGCTGGGAGGCGATGGTGGCACGGGATTTGGCGGTGGCGATGGCAATGGGCGACACTGGTCCTTTACCGACATAGAGCGTCGCCTCAATCTGATAGTCAATTATCTGGGCGATCTGGACGATCAGGCGGTCACCGATGGGACGAATGTCTTCGGCAGACAACGCCGCATAGACAATATCGAGCAATTCGCGGTCAGCGATGCCGTCATACAATGCCGACAGGATGGTAATGACCACGACTGCAGGTGACGGGCTGGTGGCACTGGCATCCTTTACGCGGCCATCTGCGCTACGGGCATGGAATTCGTAAGAGGATCGTGGGCCGGCAACAGACAGGCCGTCCGGTGCTTCCTGGATGCGCAGGCGGTAGGCGTCATCTTCTTCACGTACTTCAGCTACGGGCGGCACGGCGTTCGGATCTGCTGGCGTGACCACCAGGCGCGATACGTTCGAGTTCGCGCCGATATGGTCCAGATCGCTACCCACGGCATAAGCTAGCATCAAGGCGCGGGCGGCGTCATTGATACGGGTACGGAGGATCATTTCACGATAGCTGTTCTCCTCCAGTAGCTTGGTCGCCGGCTCCGACTCCAGGGACAGCATTGCTGCAACGGTGGCGCGTTGCTCCGCTGGCAGCAGTTCCAGGACGGCAGCTTTGCGGGACGCCAGAATGACTTCATAGTCCACGGTCTCAATGACGGACGGCGCAGGCAGAAGTGATAAGTCAATTGGCGCACTCATACCGGCACCACCAGGGAGACAGGATCGCCATCGGCCATGCCGTCTAGTATCAACGTCGCTTTTCCGTCCGTCCCGCGCTCCAGAGCAATCCCGGTCAGACTGATACGTGGTTCCCACAACATGACAGCGTAGGCTGTGGCGGCATAAATGCGCAGGACGGTGGCCCCGTTCAACGGTTGATCGATCAGTTCCGGCACTTCGGAGCCATAGGTGCGGCGCATGAGGCGGGAGCCGATTGGAGTAGTAAGAATGTCGACCAGCGACTGACGGATATGCGCCAGGCGGTTCATGGCGTGGCCTGTACGGGCGTTCATACCGCTCATTTCGGGCCCTCCGTGTCGTCTTCGCCCTGCTTCACTTTGCCGTGCTTGTGTTTGACTAGGCTAATGCTATTGGCGATCACGTCGACTGTAGCGCGCATGATCCCCTGGATCATCGCCGCTGGGCCGCCTTCCTTACCGGCCTGGACGTTCATACCAGCATTCAAGGCTGTAATGCCGTTGACGGTCAGGTTCCGGTTGACGACCAGATTCTTTTGCACCAGCAGGTTGCCAGTGCATTCCGTATCTTCAGCATTCGAGGTGACTTTGCCAGGGGCGACGGTAACGCTGGTGCCGTCCGGCAGCGTAGCCGTCAAGGTGTGCGCCGTGCTGTCGTACTGGACCACGGTGCCATCCACATAACGGGTCGTGTGGTATGCCGGGTTAGTTGACGGCGATTTGTATTTGTCGGAATAGATCGCCGGCAGGATCGCGGCCTGGGTGAAATCGCCTTCAGGCGACAGCACGATGACCTGTTCGCCCATGGAAGGCGGAAACCAGGTCTGTGCATCGCCGGCCCGTAATGTGATCCAGGGACGCCATGTGGTGGTGTTTTTTCCGACAAGGACGCGGACGCGCTGGGCATCGTGATCGATGTCGGCAATGGTGCCGAATCGAATCAGATTCAGGATTAAACGCAGCAGTTCGGAGTAGTCAGCAGTCATGCGTTGCATGTTGCCGGGTTGCCGAAATCGGCGCACCTGGTAGCGGGTTGATATCCGCGTTACCAACTGCCAAGAAATGTTTTACAACGGGGAGACGTACTACAGTGCCGGGCTGGAAAAAGAACGCGGCGACGTGAACAATGCGCGAACATTGAACACGCCACCGTGCCAGCAGAATACGGCTGCAAGCAAAGCCAAGGCCGCGCCACCTGTACAGGTAAGGCGAAGTCTAGCAAATTTACGCAGGTATACCAAAAATGCAGGAAATTCGTTGTGGGAATTGTTCCCGAAAACTCGGGCAAGGTGAATACATCATCTTGTCCATCAAGTGTCCACGCTGTGGAACGTTAAATCACCTGAGAGCCACGCGCCCCGCACCAGCATGCCATCGAGCATCTGACATTGGAGCAGCACGTGCAAGCAAGTCCGATTATTCCCTGGATGGGTGGCAAGCGCCGCCTGGCCGATAAACTCATTCCGCTATTTCCGCCGCATGAATGCTATGTCGAGGTGTTCTGCGGTGGCGCCGCGCTGTATTTCCTGCGGCCAGTGCCGGCGCGCACCGAAGTCATCAACGATATCAATGGCGAACTGGTCAACCTGTACCGGGTCGTGCAACACCACATGGAAGAATTCGTGCGGCAGTTCGAGTGGTGGACCACTAGCCGGCAACTATTCAAATGGCAGCAGGATGCGCGGCTGGATAGCTTGACCGATATCCAGCGCGCCGCCCGGTTCTATTACTTGCAGCAGCATGCCTTCAGCGGCAAGGTCACAGGGCAGAACTTCGGTACTGCCACCACCGCGCCGGCTATCGATCTGACCAGGATCGAAGACAATCTGCGCGCTGCCCGCTTGCGCTTGGCCGGAACCTATGTCGAAAACCTGCCCTGGCTGGAATGTATGCAACGCTACGACCGGCCCCATACCTTTCAATATGCCGACCCGCCATACTGGCAGACCGAGGGCTATGGCGTGGATTTCGGCATCGAGCAATACGAGCAGATGGCTGAATTCATGCGAACCTGTAAGGGAAAGGTGATGGTCAGCATTAACGACCACCCTGATATTCGGCGCGTATTCGACGGCTTTACGATGATGGGGCTGGATATCAAATACAGCATCGGCAGTACACACGGTCAGCCTGGCGTCAGCCGTGAACTGGTGATTACCAATTGGGCTGCGGATGTGGTGACACAGCTTTTCTAGCTATTGCTTTTCAGCAAAATTATTCGTTGGGAAATGTGGTAATTTGATTTTGACATATCAATTTGACTTTTTCACAGCGGCTCGCGTGGAAGCGCCCGGCGTGAACAACACCAACTGGCAAGCCGCAAGCCAGTTTTTATAGGAAAAAATTATGTTGCGTAAATGCATGGGATGGCTGGCTTGTTGCTTCGGACTGCATGAGTGGAAGGAGGGACCTGGCTATCACCACATCCTGAACGACAGCGGCAGTCATTTTCACCAATGTGCTCGCTGTGGAAAGACGCGCTAGACGAATTGAACAGAACTGAAAAAAATCATGATCACGTTCGCGTATGTCCTGTCAGATCAAGTCGCGACGTCTACATCGAAATGCCTCAGTAGAGATTCACGAATCAGAGCTTGATCAGAGACGCTAAAGCCTAGTAAAGGTCGGGCCGGATAGTGATAGTTCGGCCCTTTTTTTGCAACCTTGTCCGTCAATCCTTCCTGGTGCACGCGGGCGATCCGCGCCACGCGCCCAAAGAAACCGACCGATAGCTGGTTTTCGTCCTGCTCGATCTTGAGATTTTTTAGCGTGCGGATCTTCTCAAACATGGCGGCCTTCTGCCGTTTGATTCTCCCTTTCTTGCCCCGTAGGTTCTTGCGCTGCTTGCGCGCCGCATAGGGCGCGCCGTCCGGCGCCTGCTGGCTGGTGATGCGTTGCGCCTGGCTGCGGCGTAGGTCCTGGGCAATGCGGCGTGTGACGACGCGGCGCTGACCAGGTTGGAGCTGGGCCAGCAGTGTGCCGGCCCAGGCTTCGAGGGTGGATAGATCGTCGCTCATTCAGGGTTGGCCGGCGTCTGCCACTCGGCCAGCAGCGCATCGCCCGCATAGGCTTGCCAGAATTCGTCGGCATATGCCGGTGTCGGTTGCGGCTCGGCCAGGTGGACGACTTCCAGCCGACCGGTGCCAGCCTGTTTTACGATCACGCGCTCAGTCAGCGCCAATGTGATCTCCAGATCAATCGATTCGGAATTGTTGAAATCGACATTAAAGCCGATACCTGTCTTGCGCAAGTCGGCGTTGTCCAGCAGGTCGCGCTGGTGCACCTGCACCCAGGCCAGCAAAGGGACCATGAGCGCATCCTCGCTGCCGCTATAGTCGGTAATGATGATATTGAGCTTATACCGATATTCAAACGACAGTGACTTCGTGCCGGTGGCCACCGTATTGCCGCCGTCCGCGAAGATCAGCAGCTTTTCGGGATTCTGTCGCAACTCGGCGCTGACGGCTGTTAGGTGCGCCCTAAGGCTTTTTGGCTTGTACACGGTCCGCTTCCTCCTGGCAATCGACAACAGCGTCCACCATGGCCGCACAAATGCCCCACGCTGCTTCTGTGCGCTCCAGGGCAAGAAGCAATGCGCCGTTAGTCCTGGGCGCTGCCGCCGGCAGGTTGCAGCGTGTGATCGCTGGGCAGGCGTTGACTGTCAGCGCCAGCGTCGGCGCCGGTGACGGCTGGATGCTCCCGCAGGCGGGCAACAGCGTCAGGCAAAGGAGTGTCAAACCAAGTGCGTATCGTTGAATCATCATGTAGAAGGCTTTCAATGAGGTTTTCTCGTTCGGTGAGGGTGGCCGCGATATCGTCGCGGGCGGCTTGTAGCTTGGCGGCAGCCTTCTGTTTTCTGGTCGCTGCTTCCATCATGGTCTTGAGCGTGTCGTCGCGGTCGCGTGTGGCCTGTTCGGCGTGGTCGGCCCGCTCCTTTGCAGCTCTCAGGCTGTTGTGCTGAACATAGATCACCAGGCCCAGCGCACCGACGAACAGGGCCGTTATGAAACTTTTGACGATCAATTCCATAGGCCGACCCGAGTTCCGCGGCTGTCGATGGTCAGCACCTGGCGGCGCGGCGTCTTGCCCTCGACCGCAATGCCAAGGTGAACCCACACCGCGCCGCCGGCCCGCTCATAGATCAGCTGGTCGAATTGCAGATAGGATTTTTCGAGCGCCTGGCAGATCTCCATCGGCGTGCCGAATGCCGGCGCCGTAAAGTCGCATGCCAGGCCGTCCAGGTGCGCGCTGTTGCCGGCGCCGCCGACTGCCCGGTTCAACGCCTGGCAGCGGTAGCCGCTGGAAATGATGATTGCCGCGCCACCTAGCTCCAGGCGCACCAGCTCGTTAAACTTCGCCAGGCGCCGCAGGTTGGCAACGATGGCCGGCGCCGGCGTGTTGTCTATGCTGAGGACACGCGCCTTGTCGCTGCGCGTGAATTCTTCCAGCGTGAAATGCGCGGTCAATGGTGTGGTGGTCAATCAATGCTCCTGATGATGTTGGCGACATTGCCCTGGGCGCGGTGCACCAGGACACACAAAGTAAAAGCGATGCTGGCGGTGCCGAAGGAGACGCGGCCATGATCGAGCAGGATCTCCAGGCCGCAAGTGCCTGTTGCGACAATCAGCAGCCAGGCCACCAGGGAGATGTGCAAGCGGTGATTCGCCAGGCCGCGCCGGTAGCACAGCAGCCGCAGGCAGGTGCTGGCGTAAGACAGCAGCGCCAGCACGGTCAGAGTTTTAGTCATGGCCGCCACCCTTGCGCAGCCACGCTGGTAGTTCTATGGTTTTAATCAGGTCGATGCCGTGCAGCGTCAAAGCAATGGCCGCCGCCGACGCGAAGAAGGCGGCCACGCCCGATTGCTTCAACGGCGTATTGCTGATGACCTCCGGCGCGGCCAGGTAGCCAATCGCCAAGGAAATGACCATATAGGCCAGGCGTTGCAAGACTGGCAGGTTCTTGCTGGAGATAGCTACTAGCGTGGCGCCGGCGAAAGCGCCGATCAGCGCATTACCGTCAATGCCGGGAAACAGCGTCGACAAACCGATGCCGGCGGCACTGGTGACGACCAGGGTGGTGGTGCTGGGTTCTGCCATAGGGTGTTGCTCCATTTTCAATCCCAGAGATTGACGACCTGGGCGGTTTTAGTAGGGGTTGCAGTAGGTTCTGGCAGGTTGACCAGGAGGCCGTGCGGCAGGATCGGCCCGTAGTCGGCCAGGCCGGGATTGAGTTCGAGCGCCGCCTCGACCACATTGGCGGTGGCGCCCAGGTGCCGCCAGCACAGCAGGTCCAGCGTGTCGTGCTGTTGGGCGCGTACCTGCATCAGATCAGCTCGACCGTCATGTGGGACCGACCGACAATGTCTGCAATCGCCCAATGAGTGTTACGGCGTTGCTCGGACGGGGCGTTGTCCAGCGCTTCCATCATCTTTTTATCGGATAGGGAAGAGGCGGTGCTGTCGAAGTCGCGGTAACGCTCGGTGAGATCCGCCTTGGCCCAGCTATAGACGGCGCGCCGGTAGTGGGCAATGTTGACGCTTTCACGATTGACCCGGTCCGCCGGCACAGCGGCCAGCGAGGCAAAGCCAGCGGCGATTTGCAACAGCTTCCAGTCGCGCAGCTCGGCGTTGACGTGCAAGACGGCGTCGACAATTGCCTGCGTCAATCGCGGACTGGTGACAGTGCCGTCAAGACGCATATTGTCGCGCACGTCCTGCAAGACGATATCAGGATAGAAACCGTCGTTTTCGACACTGCCGGCTTCTGGCAAGCTGACAACAGCGCCGGCAGAGGGTGGCGCGAAGGCTATAAAACTCATGTGGGGTTCTTTCGTCATCGACTGCTGGAGAAGAAAATCGGCGGTGGGCGGGCGTCAGAAAGAAATCGCAATGATTCAATCATCGACCCGCGCCGCCGTGCGCCAGGGGGTGCTCGTTTAGCCGGGGACGGCTTTAATCATGCGGGCGCGCAAGCGATCCATCGTTTGCTTGACGCCGACACCAGGGAACAAGGTCACGGCTCGGTCCATCAGCGCGTGGGCCACTTCCGCCTGCGGTAGCTGTGACGCCTTGAGCAGTTCATCGCCGGGTTGGTCGAGAACGGCAAGCATGGCGTAAGCATTGGCCTTCAGCAGCTTGGCGCGTGCCTGGTCCGGTGCATCGCAGTGTTCCGTCAGTTGCTGCACCTGGGTCAGCATCTCGATAGCGAGAATGGGATCGCCCGCCAGCTTGCCCTTGAGGAAAGCGGCAGAAAACTCATCCAGCAGCATCGTCGGAATGTCGCGGTTGAACTGGTCCGGCAAGGTCAGCTTGTGATTGAGCGCATAGCGCGCCATCTCGACCGCCCGCGCATACTCGCCGCAGTCGATATGCCACACCAGGAGCGCCGTAAAAACATCGTCCTGGCCGCCTTGGCCCTTGGACAGCACGCCGTCGATCCAGTCCTGATATTCCGGCAACAACGTGGCTTTTACTTCGATCTTGCGTTCCATCGACTGAATGTTGCTCAAGCTGCGGCGGTCGTTTGCCAGCTTGTAGAGCATCATCTCGTAGGCGCTACCATGCGTCACACCGCCAGGTTGGGCTTCGGCGGCGGCACGCTCGGCGAGGATGCGCGCCTTGTGGCGCTGGGCGGGAGAAAGGTCCGCCATCTCAGGCCACCAACTGGATATTTTCGACCATGGCGCCCAGGCCGTAATCTTCAATTACATACGCATCATTGGACGATTCGTAGTTTTCGATACGATCTCTCTTGGCTTCATCGACCACGCGACGGCGGCGGCCACCTTCTTGCCAGTAGATCGACAGGTTGTCGAAACGGGTAATCAGGATCGCATTGTCCGGGAAATACGGGACCGTCACCGCCTGCAAGCCGCCTATTCTCTTCTGGCTGATGACGATATCGGCGGCCAGGGTCTCGGTCGGCGCCTGCTTGGTGTTCACCAGCGGGAAATATTTGTCATGCAACAGCGCCCGGCCTACGATGGCCACTAAACCGCTGTCTTTCTGATACCAGGGATCGAGCAAGTTGATGGCGTCGAATACGGTCGCGTCCAGATTGGCGTAGTCGCCGCCGGTGCCGATCACCACCTTACCGGCGGTCTTACCCTCATGCAGCACGCGCTGTGGCGCTTGCCGGCGGTAGTGTTCCAGCCAGCCAATATTGACATCCTCCAGCATGGGGTTTTTCATAATGTCGGTATCGGCGGCGACACTGGTTCCATGAAAACCGATCACCATGCGATCTAGCGACTGGCGTTGCAGGATGTTGTTGGCAATACGTTGCTGGAAATCGGGGAATTTCGCCCAGGCGTCGAGCTTGGCGTAGCCGATATGCGTATCGAAATTCGTTTTTTCGCAGCGGTAGCGTTGGTTGTCCATCGTGGACAGATCGCGGGTCTTACGGTCGGCCTTATCGGTGTTGGTACGGCTGGCAATCGGACCGGAAATGCCGAGGCCCAGCTTTTCGCTTTCCAATTCGGTCACGCCGATAATATTGACGCTTTTGAGGAAGTCGCTCGATTCCTGCATTTTGGTTTCCAGCTTCTGCTGGATGCTCGGATCGACACCGAAGACTTGGGCAACGCTGGTGGTGTCGTTCAGTTGCGCCAGGCGGGCGGTGTATTTGTCGAAGGCTAAGCGGGTCTGCTTTTTCATATGGGTGACTCCTGAATGGTTGGGCGGTAATCGTGTTGGTGCTGGCCGGCTAGTGTTTAGAAATCAGTTTCTGCCATGCCGTCGCCGCCGGTGGCCGCTGGCCGGCTCTTGGGATTCGCATCGGTCGATTCGACCTTTTGGCGGAAAGCTGCGAACTCTTCGTTCGTCTTCTTCAGGGCGGCTTCCAAGGTATCGACGCGGGTCTTTTCTTCCGCGAATTCGTCGGCGCTCAGATTCGCATGGGTTGCCAGCGTCTCGACGGCGCCCACCAGTTCACTGATGCGCGCATCGTCGCTGGAGGTCTTGTTAGTAAAGCGTTTCAACAGGTTTTTAACGGCGTCGGACAATTTATTTCCTTCAGGTTCGGTTGGGGTGTCTTCAAATTCCAGCGTTGTTTCTTCTGCCGCCGAGAACAGGTTGCCGGGGTTCTTGGTGGCGAACGATAAAACCTCAGTGCCAAGGCTGGCGGGGCTGTCGGTCACGGCCAGGCCGACCAGGTAGGCTTCGCCGGTGTCGGAGAATTTCGGATTGATTTCGATGCTGGTGTAGATTTTTTGGCGTGCCTTATTCATGGCGACTAATTCCGGCGTGGGCGAAATCTGCGCGTACAACGCCAGCTTCTTGACGCCGCCCAGCTCGACTTCCTCGGCTTTCACTGCGGTCACATCGCCATAGGCTTTGAAGGCGCCATCGGCCCAGGTGCTGCGCAGATGTTCGACCCAGATGCGGGCGCCATAGACCTGCGGATCGAAATTCGCGGCCATCTGTTCAATGAATGCGCGGTCGATGACACGGCCATCGGTGGTGGCGCCTTCCACGGCAACGCGGAAGAATTTGGATTTTGTTGGAGCGGTGGAGGTCGGCTTTGCCATGGTGTCGGTATTTGGGAAGTTCGAATACCGCCATGGTCGGCGTTGCTGCGCGTGGAAACAATCGGCAGCGGGTTGATAACAACCTTACTGACTTTCCGACAAGGGCTTTTACAGACGTTGCCCTCTACGCTTGCGGCATGTTAATCAAACCTGTCCAATTCAAACCAGCCAAACGTGCCGCCGCGCGCGCGCCAGGCATACCGACTGACGATCCCGCCGCGTTGCGCGACGCCGCCCGCAGCCTGTACTGGCAGGGCTGGCGCATCTCATCCATCGCCAAACACCTCAACATCAAACGCAGTACCGTCGCCAGCTGGAAAGAGCGCGACAAGTGGCACTTGTCCACGGCGATCGATCGCGTGGAAGGGCAGATCGAAGCGCGCATGGTCCAGCTGGTCGGCAAGGAAGTAAAAACCGGCAGTGACTTCAAGGAAATCGACTTACTCACGCGCTCCCTGGTGCAGATGTCGCGCAAGCGCCGGTATGACGGCGGTGGCAACGAGGCGGATCTCAATCCGAACCTGGACAAGAGAAATGCCGGCCCGAAGAAGAAGCCGACCCGCAACGAATTCAGCGAAGAGCAACAAAGCCTGCTACTGGATGCCTTCCGCGACTCGCTGTTCGACTACCAGAAGGTTTGGCATCGCAACGGCCACGAGCGTACCCGCATCATTCTGAAATCGCGCCAGATCGGTGCGACCTGGTATTTCGCCCGCGAGGCGCTGGCCGACGCGCTGGCGACCGGCCGCAATCAGATTTTCCTGTCGGCGTCGAAGGCGCAGGCGCATGTATTTAAACAGTACATCGTCCAGTTCGCCAAGGAAGCAGCCGGCGTGGAGTTGTCCGGCGACCCGATTGTGCTGCCGAACGGCGCGCATCTGTATTTTCTGGGGACCAGCGCCAGGACCGCCCAGGGCTACCACGGCAATTTCTATTTTGACGAATTTTTCTGGACCCACAATTTTACCGAGCTGAACAAAGTGGCATCCGGTATGGCGATTCAAGCGAAGTGGCGTAAAACCTATTTTTCGACACCGTCATCGATCAATCACCAGGCGTATCCGTTCTGGGCAGGTAAAGAATTCAGCGACCGGCTCCAGAAAGCCAAAAAGGCCAAGATCGATATCTCGCACTTGAAGCTATCGAGCGGCTTTACGGGCGAGGACAAGATCTGGCGACAGATCGTGACGATCCTGGACGCGGAAGCGGGCGGCTGCAATCTGTTCGACCTCGACCATCTGCGCGACTACGAATACAGTCCGGACCAGTTCGACAACCTGCTGATGTGTAATTTTATCGATGACAACCAGTCGATATTTCCGCAGGCTGAGTTACAGCGTTGCATGGTCGATTCCTGGGAGGTCTGGGACGATGTGAAACAGTTTGCGGCACGGCCCTTTGGCTATCGCCCGGTCTGGATCGGTTACGACCCTTCGCTGTCCGGCGACAGCGCCGGCTGCGTGGTGCTGGCGCCGCCGCTGGTCGCTGGCGGCAAGTTCCGCGTGCTGGAGCGTCACCAATGGCGCGGTATGGATTTTGCCGCGCAGGCCGAATCGATCCGGCAAATGACCCTGCGTTACCAGGTCGAGTACATCGGCATCGATACGACCGGCATGGGGATTGGCGTATTCCCCATCGTTAAACAGTTCTTCCCGAACGCGACCGCGATCAACTATTCGCCCGAAGTCAAGACCCGCATGGTGCTGAAGGCCAAGGATGTCATCAGCAAGGGCCGTCTCGAATTCGACGCCGGCGCTACGGACCTGTCAGCCGCCTTCATGACAATCCGCAAGACCTTAACGGCCAGTGGCCGACAAGTCACCTATGACGCAGGTCGCACCGCCGAGACCGGTCACGCCGACTTGGCCTGGGCCTGCATGCACGCGCTCGATCACGAACCGATTGAGGGCGTCTCTGAAAACACCCAATCCTTTATGGAGATTTACACATCGTGAAGAAACAACGATTTAAACACGCACGGCAGCACGCGGCTGCGCCGCCGGCGCCAATTCCCCAGACAGCGCCGGCGCCAGCCATGGAAGCCTTTACCTTTGGCGACCCGACGCCGGTGCTGGACCATGCCGACATTATGGAAAACCTGGAATGCTGGCTTAACGGCAAGTGGTACGAACCGCCGGTCAGCTTCCAGGGGTTGACGAAATCGTTCCATGCCAGCGTCCACCACAGCAGCGCCATCTATTTCAAGACCAATATTTTGACCTCGACCTATGTGCCGAACAAGATCCTGTCGCGGGATGCCTTCAAGCGCTTCGCGCTCGATTTCCTGACGTTCGGCAATGGCTATCTAGAAAAGCGCTACAGCCGCACCGGCGTGCTGCTGCAATTGAATCATGCGCTGGCGAAGTACGTGCGGCGCGGGCGGGATCTGGAGTGCTATTTCTTTGTGAACGGCTGGCAGCAGGAACATGCGTTCGACAAGGGCGCCGTCTTCCACCTGATGGACCCGGATCTGAACCAGGAAGTGTATGGCGTGCCGCAATACCTGTCGGCCTTGCAGTCGGCCTGGTTGAACGAAGCGGCCACGCTGTTCCGGCGCAAGTATTACAAGAACGGTTCCCACGCCGGCTTCGTGCTGTACATGACCGACCCCGCCGCCAACATCAAGGATGTCGACAATCTGCGCCAGGCCATGCGCGACAGCAAGGGGCCGGGCAATTTCCGGAACCTGTTCATGTACGCGCCGAACGGCAACAAAGACGGCATCCAAATTTTGCCGGTCTCGGACGTAGCGGCCAAGGACGAATTCTTCAACATCAAGGGCGTGACCCGCGATGACGTGCTGGCCGCGCACCGCGTGCCACCGCAACTGATGGGGATCATGCCGAACAACACCGGCGGCTTCGGGGCGATTGAGCCGGCGGCGCGGGTGTTTGTGCGTAACGAGTTGGTGCCGCTGCAAACGCAGTTCCTGGCACTGAATGACTGGCTAGGCCAGGAGGTAGTGAAATTTGAGCCATACGAATTAATGACTGGAGAGGGAAAGAAGCAATGAGAGACGTAGCCGACCGCGCCGAGTGGCGCATTGCTAAGGACATTGAAGTAGCTATGGCGCATGCGCGCCGCATCCCCCAGCTGGAGGCGGACGGGCGCTGTCATTACTGCGATGACGATGTCGCCCATGGGCGGCTGTTCTGCAATACAGATTGTCGGGACGACTACCAGAAGGAACAGGAGGCGCTCAGGCGCGCCGGACGTTGA